ACTGTGGAATTACCTATTTGAAAATCAAGTTGACTCGGTTGTACAAGGTATCAGCAACGAAATCCAACGAGTTGCAGGCGGGGACCCTAGAATATTCATCAGCAACATCAATGTGTATCCCCAGGAAAATGGCATGTTAATTGAGTTAGAGATACAAACTGTAGGCGGTGTAGATTCTGAAATCTTAAATGTATTTTTCAATCAAGTCACTCGTTCGGCCAGCTACGTATAACTACGCCGTTTTTTATCTACATAAATAACAGATAAAGAATACAAGGCCCAGACGCAATGGCAAAAACCACTAGACAAACAGCGATATTTGGTGTAGAAGATTGGAAACAAATCTATCAAACCTATCGCGAAGCAGACTTCCAAAGTTACGACTTTGAAACTCTACGCAAGAGTTTTACTGACTATCTGCGTTTGTACTATCCAGAAACATTCAATGACTACATTGAATCATCAGAATACATTGCTCTGCTAGACGTTATTGCGTTTATGGGCCAAGCACTTGCCTTCCGCACAGACCTAAACACTCGTGAAAATTATTTAGACACAGCCGAACGTAGAGATTCGGTCACACGATTGGCCAATCTTGTTAGTTACACTGCCAAACGCAATACCGCAGCCCAAGGCCTGCTCAAAGCATTTAGTGTGACCACAACAGAAAACGTTGTGGATTACAACGGCGTTAACTTGGCCAACGTCACAGTGAACTGGGCAGATCCCACAAACTTTGACTGGCTAGAACAGTGGAACGCTATTGTTAACTCGTCATTAGTTAGCAGTCAAAAGATTGGTCGCCCAGCCAATCGTCAAACTATTCTAGGTGTAGACACTAGCGAATACGGTATAAATCTGGTTCCTGGGTTCTTGCCAGTTATTCCTTATACCGCTACTGTAGATGGCGTAAACATGCCGTTTGAAGCCACCACATCGACCACAGCCGGCCAAGACTACATCTACGAACCAAGTCCCAAACCCAGTGCCACATTCAATGTGTTGTACCGCAATGACCAGTTAGGTTATCAATCTGCCAACAACGGGTTCTTTTTCTTTTTTAAACAAGGCACATTGCAAAATCAAGACTTTAACTTGGCTGAACGCATTGCCAACCGCACAGTGAATATCAATATTGATGGTGTTAACAATGAAGACCGTTGGTTGTTTCAGTTAGATAACGTAGGCAATATTAACCGTGAGTGGGCATATACTGAAAACATTTATTCAGCAGCCGCAGAGCAGACTGCAACACTAAGACCAATCTTTTCTGTCACAAGTAGAACCAATGATCAAATTACCATGGTGTTTGGCGATGGCGTGTTTTCAGAAATCCCAGTGGGTATTTTCCGTGCGTATGTTCGTGCAAGCAATGGTTTGCAGTACATTATCAACCCTGCTGAAATGCAGAACGTAGTGTTGCCTATCAGTTACATTGATCGCAACGGTAATCTACAAACTATCACATTCACTTGTGGTATCACACAACCTGTAAGCAACGCACAAAGTCGTGAAAGCATTGATGCTATCAAACAACGTGCTCCAGCAAGATACTACACACAAAATCGCATGGTCAACGGTGAAGACTACAATCTGTTTCCGTTTACTCTTTACAACTCTATTATCAAATCAAAAGCAGTGAATCGTGCGTCAATCGGTACCAGCCGCTATTTGGACTTGATTGACAACACAGGAAAATATTCATCTACCAATACATTTTCTAGTGACGGTGGCATGTGGGAAAATAATATTCTTCCTACTATTTTGTTTAGTTGGATCAATCGTAACGAAATTTCTGATCTTATCATCAATCAGATACAACCTGCTATTGTTGGTGCCACATTCAATCAATTCTACTATGCAAACTTTCCAAGAATAGATGTGAATACTGGTGAGACTGCACTGAGCACTTGGCACCAAAGCACAACATTGGCCAATGAAACTACTGGCTATTTTCAAAATGCATTAGGTGTACCAGTTATGGTCGGAACTTCTAGTTCTACTGCATTTAGATATGTGGTACAAAAAAGTTTAATTAAATTTGTGCCTCCGGTGATCAATGGACAACCCTATTACTTTGACGCCAACAATAGGCTAAAACAAGGTCTGCCAACTAGACCCGAAGACCATCTAGAAATTTGGGCCAGTCCTCTTGCCATAGTAGGTGATGGCAGCAACAACGGTATTGGTAATTTAACCACTGGCGAAGGTCCTGTAGCACTCAACAATTTTGTGCCCACTGGTGCAGTTGTAGATACTATTATTCCTGTGTTTCTTACAGATTTGGTGTTGTCTCTTAGAGAACAGATGACACAACAAATTTTGTTGTATAGAAATTTTGGTCTTGGGTATGATAACGATGGCACTATTACTGGTACCGCAGGTACTTGGTATTTGATTACTAGCACTAACTTAGATGCTGATGCTGCCTGGAGTCAAACTTATGCAGGCAATACATCAGGAAACAATTTAGATGCAAGTTGGATGGTGCAGTTTATAGCAGTAAACAACCAGTACACCATTACATTCCGTGGACTTGCATATTACTTTGGCTCAGTGCTGCAAACAAGATTTTTCTTCTACGGTAACCAAAAAATTTATGACAGTCGTACAGGCACTACCATTAGAGACTTTATTAATGTGTTGGCAGTGAACACCAAGCCAGACAGCTCATCTCCGCTGCCAGGAGATATCTATACCACAATCATTGGTCAGCCTGTAGAGTCTGATGGCTATGTTGATGACTTCCAAGTGTTGATCAGCTATAGAGATTCAGACTCAGACGGTGTACCTGACAATCCAGATTTCTTTAATGAGATTGTTGCACCAACAGTCAATCCTAATCTCAAGCTGGTGTTCTTGCAACGAACTGTGGACTTTGATAATTTACAACGATATCTATTGGTCGAACCAGGTGTGGTAAATTCAGACTATCCCACATATGATAGCATTGAATTGGTAAAATTCCAGTATTCTCCTGGACAAGTATTTTATGCATATAGTGATGAATTATTCTATACGTTAACAATCAACACTGCCGGCGTAAGAGTTATAACTCAATCTGACGAGGGTGCTTGGATTGCCAGAACAGGTCGCCAAGCATTGTATTTTCAATATCGTCATAACAGCCCATTGACCAATAGAATTGATCCAGGTACCACTAACATTATTGACTTGTATGTTGTAACACAGGCATACTATACTGCCTATCAAAATTGGATTACAGATACCACTGGTACTGTGTCTGAACCTAGTATGCCAACTATTGATGAACTTAGTACCGAGTATCAAAATCTTAATGAATACAAAATGATCAGCGACAACATTGTGTTAAACTCTGTAACATTCAAACCATTATTTGGACCTAAAGCGGCCAAAACATTGCAGGCTACAATCAAAGTTATTCGTGCTCAAAATTCCACAGCCAGTGTTAGTGAAATACAAAGTTCTGTGTTAGCAGCCATGAATGAATATTTTAGCATTGACAAATGGAACTTTGGCGACACATTCTATTTTTCAGAACTGGCAGCATACCTACACAGATATCTTGGAACCATAATCAGTTCAGTAGTTTTAGTACCACTAGACACACAAAAATACTTTGGTGACATGTACGAAGTACGAGCAGAACCCAATGAAATATTTGTCAACGGCGCTACCATTGACAACATTATTGTAATTGATGCATTGACCAGTACCAACTTGCGTACTGCACCTGGCAGCGGAGTAATTTAATGGCACGAGTACGCAGCGTAGATTTTCTTCCTGAGATTTTTCAGACTGATGCCAACAAGCAATTTTTGGCTGCCACATTGGATCAATTGATTCAAGAGCCAAAGTTTAAAAAGACACAAGGCTATATTGGCCGCACAGTTGGTCCAGGTGTAAACCCCAACGACAAGTATGTGATTGAACCAGACAAAACTCGTGCTGATTATCAACTTGAGCCAGGTGTGATCAGCATAGATCCTACTGACAACAGCAAGATAGTAGATGCTATTACCTATCCGGGCATAACTGATTCGTTAGTATACCAAGGTAGTCCATCAACTCAACCCAGCCGACTGTACACTAGTGACTATTACAGTCTTGATCCGTTTATTGACTTTGATACATTTGTAAACTTCAGCCAATACTATTGGGTTGCAGATGGTCCTGACGTGGTCACTGTGCAATCACCAGGTGTGGCGCTGAGTCAAAATTTTATAGTAAACAGAGAAAATGGTGTTTATACATTCTCAGGTGTAACCGGAAACAACCCCTCACTAAATTTGGTGCGCGGCGGAAACTATACATTCCAGGTAGCACAAAACAACAAAGAAACAGTCAACTATCGAGTAACTCGTACTAATGTTACTAGTTTCAATATTGACAACGAGCCCAATGCTTCTATTACGTTGCTTCGTGGCAACACATATACGTTTAATTTGTTTGTGCAAGGTGATTTTCCATTCTGGATCAAAACTGCGCCTACCACAGGCACAGGTGATCAGTACAACTCGGGCGTTACCCGCA